GAGAAGGGTCCGCGCTTCCTCGCTGATCCGAAGTCCCGGTATGACGATGCGGACCCAACTGTCTTCATGCACGAAGAAGCCGTGATCCCGCAGCATGGAGGCATCGATGCGCCCGGCATCGTAGGCTTGCTCGACACGCCGTTCCTCCATGTACCCCTGAGTCATGATAACGGCTAGGGGACTGAGGCCGGTTACAAATGCGACTACAATCGGAACAGAAGTCTTGGGTATTGCCATCGGATTAGCCCTGTTTTCCTCGGAAAGACCACCACGACTGCTTTGACTTCTCGGCGATCTCACGCCGTTTCAAAGCCGTGTCGGCCATCAATTTGTCTCTCTGCAATTCAATATCCGCAGCCAGCTTCTCCCGATCCATCTGAAGTTCTGCGGCTAACTTCTCGCGGTCCAGTCGGATTTCCTCCCTAAGTTCTTGCTCCTTGAGGGCGAAGCCATCGGTGCCTTCCTCTTTCCTCATCTCGGCGATGGCAAGTTCATGCTTGAGCATCATTTCCATCATTTTGCGTTTCTGATCGGCAGCAGCAGCCTTGTCCTTGGCCTCACTCTCCTTCGCCTTCAACTGAACTTCGGCGCTCCGTAGCTGAACTTCCGCCTGTTTTTCCTTCGCCTTCATTTGAACCTCGGCACCTCGCAACTGAACTTCCTGTTGCCGAATCTGCATCTCTCCCTGCACCAGAGCCATCTGCGCGTCCGGTTGGGGCTGCATAAACTGCTGGAGATGTTGAGGTAGCTGCTCTGGCTCGTTCTTGGGATTGTGGAAATAACGGTCGCCCGGCAGTTCCGCGTTCGCCACCATATCCTCAAGGAGATTGTAGACCTGAGTCGGGTAAATGAACGGCCCTTTCATTCCACCTTGAGCCTGCACCAACTGGGTTGACCGCTCGGCAATCATGTTCAGGTGCATCAGCATCCGGTCCTTGTCCTCAGTGCCGAGGCCGACGTTGATACTCATGTCTGTGCGGTGATGCCATTCTGATGGATCGACCGCAACCCATTCTCCTCGCAGCCTGTAGGATATTTCCTGTGCCTCATCCGAGTGGAGGCGCAGGAGCCGGTGGACACCGAGCATCAAATCCTTGACGCCAGTCTCGGCAAAGACTCTGGCAATGAGGTCCACACGGGCGTTTGCTGCCCTCTGGATCATCGCCACGCCCGTCGCGGTCTTGTTGAGAGATGCAGCGTCCATGCCCTGATTGTACCGGGTGACGCCGGTGCGCTCCTCCTTCATGGATTGCATCACTTCCAACCCGGCGAGGGCCGGTTCAAGAACTATTGGCGTGTCCAAGGATTTGAGCATCCCCGCTTCCTTGGTGCGGACGAAGCCGCCGGGTCTCGGCGACAGCAGTTGACCAATCGTCTCGTCGGTGAGAGCGGCGTCCGGCACTTCCCACCGGCCATTGTTAGCGAAGTAGAGGTTGTCGAGGAATGACCTCAGAAGCACTGATTTGATGTCTTGGATGTCCGAAACCAAATCTGCAATCGACAGACCGAAAAACTTGTGCTGGACCGGGATCGGCGTCAGGGAGGCGATGGGGCAGAAATCTGACCGGTCATTCTCCAGTATCTCCGATGCTCCTGATCCAGCGACCTTGATGCGTCGGAGTTCGGCAATGCCGTCACCATCGTAATCGACCCGAATCCAGACCTCCGTCACCCAAACGTATCGCGTGGAGGTGTCGATGCTGGACGAGGCATCGCGAGGCCATTCCTCGTCAGTCGCGTACCGGGCGGTTCGCTCCTCGCTGTACTCGCCCTCGTCGAAGGACGGCAGTCGGTCAACAATCTCAGGATCGTAGCCGTCAGCGATCAGGTCCGAAGCCATCACCCGCGTCCGGTGAGCGACGAAGGGAGCCTCTTTGATGCTCTTGGAGCGAGGCGAGATCAGGAACTCTTCTGGCGGGATCGGCTCGATCTTAATGCCCGGTCCATTCACCGTGCGGGTCAATTCCACGTCGTAGATGCTTGGGATCGGCAGACCTTGCATCTGCATCTCCATAGACAGGTCGCGGCCCTGTTGGGCGGCCATCTCCATCATCGTCTGAAAATCAGGGTCAGGCTGTTCGTCCGTAGACTCGATGACAATATCGCCGTCAGCCTCCTCCTGTCTGAGCGCGGTCAGTTCTTCTGGAGTGATGCCGTGATAACGCTCGAAAACATCCTCGCCGCTGTCATCCCAGTAGAATTTGATGAAGCCGTTTTTGTAGAGAAGCGCGTCCTTGATCCATGTGTAGAAATTCGAGAACCCGCTGTTCTGCTTCATCACCACATGATTCACGGCATCGGTCTCCTGTTCCGCAGCGTCCTCATCCTCCTGAGAGTTCGCGTCGAACTGAACGTACCGATCAGATGCGGTGAAGGCTCGGAGAAGCGTCGGCAGCAGCCACTCAATCGAGTCGCGCACGACCGTATCGACCACCTCTGATCTGCCCTCCAGAAGAGTGAGTCGGCCTGATGTCGTATCGCCTAGATATGATTTGGTCGCGGCCCTGCGCTCTTCGGACAAGTCGCCTCCGAAGAACCCAATCGAGTTACTGATCTCCGCGTCGAGGATCGCTCTCAGGCGACCTTCGTCCATCGGACGTTGTTTACGGGCCACTTAAGTCTCCCGACTCAGATTGCCGCTGACTCACGCACCTTTGTCTTTGGTGAAGCAATTGCGGCCTCGCGCTCCTCCAACGCAGTCAGACGAGCATCGAGATCGTCGTAGACCTTAGCCAGCGTCGATGCCAGCGTCCTCGGCGTCGCCCGCGTCAAGCAAGTGATTACCGCGTCACGAGCGCTCATTTGGCTCGTGGCCTCGGTCTGGATTCCCTTGGCTCTTTTGCCTTGGGCATCTTGATCTCCATTGAGATGCCACCCTTTCCGGCTCTCATCTTAATCTCGCCAACCGCCTTGCCGTCAACCGTGACATCAACCGGATGGTTAAACGACTTGTCGCTTGTGTACTCCCGGAATTTTCCGACTGTGAACATAACAGTACCTCCTAAGTGCTTTTAGCCCGAAAACCGTCTGTTAGACAATGCCCATCGGTGGATATTCGATGTCCTTGGTTTTTGCACGTCGGCTCTCTGCCCATGCGTACACGACCGCATCTCCCCGATCAGGGCTGCGTCCTAGCCGCTTGATGATGTCCTCCTTGGACTCGACCCGGATTCCGTTCGATAGCATCGTCCATCGCGGAGTGCAGAGATCGGCTTTCAGTTTGCGATCTAAAGGAAGCTGAACGTCCATACTGTTCTGTGGGTCAAGAGCTTCTCTGAACTGCCACCACCACTGCGCTCTCTTGTTCGAGAATCTCAACCGGCTGGTCCGGTCAGTCTGCTCTGACCTCTCGGAAGAGTTCAAACCATTCACGGTGACCCCGGCGCTCTTCAGGTGGTCGTAGGGGCTAGACCCAACGCCAATCACGTCGATGTTAACCGGCGCTCCATCCCGCAGCGAGGCAATCACTTGTCCCGATACCGCCGGTCCATCCGGCGTTTCCTTGCCCGGAAAAGTCAGTAACTCGCCGAACCAGCTTCCGTAACGAGGAGCGATAACCGTCTGGTCTTTCCCGCCTCTGGCTACATCAACCCCCAAGCTGGTCATGCTTTGCCGAGGTCGTTTCTCCACCCACCGGCTCTGAGCAGCTTCAACCCACTCCGAGGGCAGGACTTGCCATACGTCATCCTGACGACCGGCGAGGAAGTCACCTCTCAGCATTTGCGACCGTAGAGGTTCCGGGAGGCTCTGGAGAGTCGCTTTGTAGGCCGTCGCCATCAGAAATGGATTGTCCTCGACGCTCGATGGAATGAAGGTGCGAGATCGAGGAACGATAGCATCGCCGCCCACCGTCACCGGAGAGCCGTCCTCGACTTCCTGATCCACTCCTTCCTTGTCGGCGATGAACCATCGCAGATGGCCGGGGAGCGCCGGATAAGGATGCTGCGGGTCCAGCCACGGAGACCAGAACTCGATCACCCACTCACCTTCGGCGGTCGTCGGGGGATTTGTCGCCGCAACGATCCGGCATCGCTGTTTCGGGTTGGTGGTCCGGTTCCACGTCGAGATGAACCTGAACTGCCGTTCGAGAAACTCGGTCAGTTCGTCCCAAAATTGAAGGTCGAAGGACCGGCCTTGGTAGGCTTTCTCGTCACCGAGATTCTTCATTCCACCGAGCCGGATCAGCTTTCCATCCTCAAGGTTGAGCCTCTGCTCCTGCCCATTCCATCCCTGATCGCCCCTTAGCTCAAAGATGCGCTCAACGATGCCTGATAGCTGCTTATGCTCACGTCTGAAGATGATCGATCTGGAGTGTTGAGTGAGTGCGAGGCCGATGCCGAGGTCCGTCTTGCCCCCACCGGCAGAGCCGCCGTAGAGAAGAATGTCGGCCATACTGGCATATGCGGTTCGTTGAGGCGTGTATCGCTTCTCGTTCGCCTCGTCGATCATCGGTCTCCAGACTTCGCCGTCACCCCGGATTCCGTTTTCGATCCACGCCCGGTCAACCTCACTCATTTCACTGAAATTCAGCATTCCACTCTGGGTGCTTGGGCATCCAGCCTTCTCCGTTCCGGGATATGCTCGGAGTGATTAGCTTGATTCTTGAACGCCCGATCCGGGTCATCCACGGGTCTGTGACCCACTCTTGCGTGTCGGCGACGGTCGGCCCCTCGATTGGTGTCATCAGTGAACCTGATCTTCTTCCGACTCATCTGGCGGGGAGGCATATTTCTGAAGGAGCGCTAAAGCCCGCTGTCGTTTTTCCACCGGGGTCATCGACTCCAGCGACCGGCGCTCCTCGACCACATGGTGCTGGGGTCGAGCAACCTCCTGCCAGCCGTTTCTTACCTTCGTCCAGAAGATAGTCGCCGCCGGGCAATTCCCGCTGGTTGCCATTCGAAACAGCGTCTCAGCCACCTTGGCGTTTGCCTCAACATGACCCGTCGCCAACTCCGAGGCGTAGTACTTTCTCAGGGTCTTAGCTGAGATTTCAAGCCAAGTAGCGATGTCAGCTTCTCTGATGCCGTAAGCGGCCATCGCCTTGACTTTTTTCCGGCCAGCGTCCGAGGGAACGTGAGCTTTCTGAACCATCTTTTATAAGCGGTAACATGAGCCGACAGTAGGCGTAAACCCCAAGCCAAGGTTCACATAAGGTTCTCCGCAAAGAACCTTGCGTGTTAGATCGGATTACCTCGCATTATCAAAGGGTTAGCCCCACTTGCAACATTATGTAGGAACGTGTAGTATCGGACCATAGCAAAGGGGAAACCGAAATGAACATTCAGTTCCATATAATCGACTCAACCAACCGCACACACGTCATCGACCACGACACACTGTCGCGGGACACCCGCGACATCGGGCTGCCGGAGCATGGTAGCGAACACTTCTCAAGTGCGTGGCCGGATGGGTTTCTGGCACCAGCCGCCAAGGTGGGCAAGAGGTTGCCCGGCAGAAAGCGCACGTCCTCCAAGTTCAGCGCGAAGGGCGAGTGGTTCCGGTTTGTGCGGGGGCGGCCCGACGTAATCGCGAGTCTCACATCGAGTTGGGATGGCTCTCCTCCCCGTTTGATAGGGGTCACAATAGCCGGGAAGGCTGGCTGGTATTTCGGCTCGGAGCCGCATGAAGATCGCATTGAGGCAGGGCTGCTCCAGTGGGAAGTAAATGGTTAGCCCCACTTGCAACATTATGTAGGAACGTGTAGTATCGGACCATAGAAAGGGAGATGAATTATGGTTGATTTTAGCGATTTAGAAGAATGGCCCCCGGCAGAGACGAAGCCGAAGGCCAAGGAGAAATTCCCGTGCTACGAGTGCCACGGAACCGGGAAGTGGCCGCACGGCACCAACCGTAGCGGCGAGTCCAAGTGCTTCGTCTGTAAGGGCATCGGCTACTTCCTGTCTTCGCATTCTGACCGTTTGAAAAAGCGGGAACAGCGGAGATCGAAAAAAGCCGCGAGCCTCGTCACAGCGCAAGCCGCGTTCGAAGAAGCGAACCCCGGCTTGATCGTTAAGTTGCGGACATATGTGGGCTGGAACGAATTTGCCAAAAGCCTAGTCGAGCAGTTCGACGGGCGGGGCGACTTAAGCGCCAAGCAAATTGCTGCGGCGCAGGGGATGATCGCCAAAACCGAGGCGAAACGTGCCGAACGCGATTCCGACTTAGCGGTCGTCGATCTAAGCGTCATTCGCGGGTTCTTCGACACTGCTGTGTCAAACGGTTTGAAGCGTCCCAAGTACCGGGCTGAAGAGCTTGTCATTAGCCGCGCCCCGGATCACGGCAAAAATGCCGGGTCGCTTTACGTCAAGACGACCGGCGATGAGTACCAAGGCAAAATCACACCTGACAACGTTTTTCGCCCAATCAATTCGGCGAAGCCAGAGACGGTTGTCGGACTGAACACGATTGCCGCCGACCCGGAGGAGGCATCAGTTCGCTACGGTCGCCGCACCGGATCATGCGGCTGCTGCGGGAGGGAACTCACCAACGCCGAGAGCGTAGAACGCGGGATCGGCCCGATCTGCGCCTCAAATTTTGGCTGGTAACAAGGGTTAGCCCCCCCCTTGCAACATTATGTAGGAATAGGTAGTATCGGTTGATAGAAAGGGAGATGAATTATGGCGAAACTAAAAATGGGTGCCATCAAGGATGGCACAGATCGCAACCGATACTGCGGTCCTTCTGTAATATCGGCAGTCACAGCCCTGACGACAGGAGAAGCTGCGAGGCTGATCCGTAAACAGTCAGGTCGTAAAATGGTGAGGGGGACGTATTCTTCGGAAATCAAAAGAGCCCTAGAAGCCTGCAACATCGACATCAGGCCGTATTGCGTCTACGACGCGAACGAGAGGCTCGTGAGGTTGAGCCGAAGAAACGGCCCGACCCTCGCCGCGTGGCTGAAACTGTCTAAGCAAGACAGGACTTCGAACCGCGTGTTTCTGATCGTTGCTGGCTGGCACTGGCAGCTAGTGAGTGGAAGACGCTACACTTGCGGACGGATACGAGAGATCGTTTCCATCAAGGATAAGCAAGTGAAGCGTAGGGCACGAGTAGCTGAAGCATTCGAGTTGTTTTCCGATGACGTGACCAAGCCTGCTCTCGACGTGAGACCGAAATGACCAAATTCAGAAGGAGATGACACATGAAGGATGTATATGCCATCGGAGACCGGCGATTCTTTGTCACCAGATACTACACGTCTGGTTGGACCGGGATTGTCGAAGCAGCCCAAGCAAAAATCTATCCGGGCATGGTCGATAAAAAATGGGGAGAGAGAGAGCCAACATGGTGGTATGCGTTCGAGATCGACACCGCTGGAGATCAAATCTCCGACAGCGTTCAGGCACCGTCGAAGCAGAAACTTCTGCAAGATTTACTGACTGCTGGAGAAGCTGGACCGCGATGGGAGCGGGGATCACTCAGAGCAAAGGCGGCAAGCTAGTTTCTGGCCCAAATTTCATAACGGCATTCCGGGGAGTGTGGCGTATCCCACACCGCAGCCGCCAAGGCACGATCCGGCGATCCTCCCTTCTGAAGATAATCCTCGCGCCAGTCAAGGTTCGCCCACAATGACGGGCGGTGCC